CTTGGTTCGACACCACTAGCTTGCAGAAGCTAGTCCCCATCCATCCGCCTCGGCGGAAACACCGAAGGGATACAGAATGGGCGTTCCGATAAAGTCGACTAATAACGCTTCTTGGGAGCATCAGTCTGATGCTTTTAAAGGCTACGTTAGAAGTCGGACGTACCGTTCCTTGCTACGGTCGACCGGTCATCTCTTTCGGGATGGTCGTTGGGATGGTCAGCCAGATTCCTTTCACGCATATCGCGAGATAGAGAATCCGGGCTTTGGACCTCTCTTGACTTACCAAGCTGGAGCTTACCATAAGCTCGGACTTGTTGAGCCTCCTGAAGGTCCTGACCCGATCACCTTCAACTGGCGCTCAGCTGTTTCAAGAAGCTACATAGCTTCTGATTCAACTGGCGACTTTGAAGTTGAACTGCCTTCCCCTGTCGATCCTGAGTATACTGACTCTGTTCTTGAGCTTAATGCTCTAGGTACGAGTTATATACGCAGGTTCCGCCCCGGTAACCCAGTTGCGTCTCTCGGCGAGTTCATCATCGAGCTCCGCAACCTACCCCGGATCCCAGCGTTATTGAATGGCAGAGCCAAGAAATTTCGTGATCTTGGTTCTGACTATCTGAACGTTGAGTTTGGTTGGAAACCATTTGTCTCTGATCTGATACAGTTGTATCGAACTCAGATGACTATTTCTGATAGGCTTAACAGGCTTATCAGGAACAATGGCATCCAGATCAAGCGGCGGTCGAAGCATGAGGAAACGATCAGTGACCTCAGCTACCATACGGTGCTGAATCGCCCTTGGGGGGATCTTTCTGATCCGTCCATCGGCGGGCACTCCATTTGGGAAGGATACCGTTTACACGGTCCAGTTCCCTTTGGATATTATGATAGCTTTGTCTCAGGTGGTGCTCTTATCTCTAAGAACATAACTGAGAAGGTTAATACCTGGTTCGTAGGTACTTTCTTTTACTACGTACCGGATATTGGGTCTGATCGTTGGACGCGTCACGCTAAAGATGTCCTGTTCGGATTGAATCCGACTCCAGAACAAATTTACCGTACGTATCCTTGGACTTGGCTTATCGACTGGTTCGCTAACGTTGGTGACATTGTCTCCAATCTTGCGAACAATGCTGTCGATAATGAGGTGTTCACTGATTGCTTTGTGATGAAGCAGACGAATGTCCGCGACGTCATCTCGGCAACCAGTACTTGGGGTGAGTACGTAAGGACGGATAATAACTTTCCGGCCTTAAATTTCCACCTTCCCTCAGGGTCCGCTAGTCTCTCGTCTTCTTTCATAAAAGTCGAGAAACTGCGGAGGCAAGCCTCTCCCTTCGGCTTCGGATTGAAATCTGGCGATTTCACTTTTCGTCAGATCTCAATCATTGCTGCCTTGTTGAATGTCTCAGCAAGGAAACCTGCGCTACTCTCCTATTGGAGAGGAGCGCTTTCTTAACGTGTGGTGACCTCTATGTTTGCCGATCCTCTTGTTCTTTACAGTTCACCGCCTACTGGCGCAACGTCCGCCGTTGCCATTAGTGGCACCGGCGCGTCCGCCAATAGTTTCGTCTGTACTGGTAGAGGACCTCTCTCGTCGACCTATGCGTTCATCACGAGCGCTGTTGACCGTAAGGATCTTTTCATCGGGCGCCAGATCGGGAAACGCCAGCGTTTTACCGTAAGGTTTACGCGGACGACTCTCGTTCCTAGCGTCGTTGATGCTTCGATCAATGAGGTCAGACAGGCTCATGTCTACACAGTGGTCGATATCCCTCTTATCGGTCTTGCAGCTGTCAGTGATAACGATGTCATGTATCAATGGCTCGCCAATTGGCTTTATTGTCCAACTGACGGTGTTGCCAAGATGCGTGATGTTATCACTGGGCAGACTTGACCTGGGAATCTTCTCTCCTTTCTGGTTGAGAAGGTAGAGAGACGGGTTTGGCAGACCAGGATTGGCACCCTGAAAGGGGACCATGAAAAGCCTGCTTGAGATCACCACTAGCATTCTGCTTGATTGCGGAATGTTGTGTGGTGTCGACCCCTCTCGCGACTGTTTAACAGTAACGAGGAGATTCGAAGATGAAGGAGAATCGTTTCTTACGATTTCCCTCCCAACTTTGGCTTCGGGGCTTGAGAAAGCCCTTGACCAAGGTTACTGGTCACCAGCTCTTGCTACCTCTTTTGGTTGCAAAAGAAGTCTCCCCCGATTTCTCGGAGGTTTCTTCGACCAGGTCTTCGATCAGAAAGGTGCTGTCCGTCAGCTTACTCGAGAGGTGACTCAGAGCATCTGGGCGATCCGTCAAATTTGTCGGGTCGTTTCGAAGCTGTATCTACCCGCGAAGAAAGTGCGGGTATTGAGTACACTCTCGAAGTTTGTTGACGTAGAGAAGGAGGTACATGACCATGTTGTCCCGGAAATCCACAAAGCTGCCTTCGTGGCGGCTTCCCGGATTATATGGGCTGATATCGTTTCTACTGGGGGCAATTCTTGCTCACTGTGGGACGATCTCAAACCCCACCATGGTCGCGGAACTACTGCGGAAGGTATCAGAGGCAATTCGAAGTTTCGATTTGCTTCTTGGCCTTCCCGGTTAGATCGACATCTTCCATATTCTGAGTTTGGAGTTTCATCGCTCCATAATCCAGGAGTTGAAGATGCCGTTCAGTCCATTGTGTACACCCTACCCCGAGACGAGACACCCGTTAAGGTGTGTGCCGTCCCTAAAACCGCAAGGGGTCCGCGGATAATCGCCATCGAGCCTGTTGCTATGCAATACATGCAACAGTCGTTGGCTAGCTGGGTTATCCCGAGAATTGAGCGCCTCGGGACCTTCACGTCTGGTAGAGTTAATTTCTCTGACCAGAGAGTGAATTCCCAGTTAGCTTGCTTAGCCTCATCCAAGTTGCATTACGCAACATTAGATCTGAGCGATGCAAGCGACCGCGTTTCTTGTCGTCTAGTTAATCTAATGCTTAGTGGCGTACCTGACTTTCGTAGGTACGTCATGGCGTGTAGATCAACTAGGGCTTACTTGCCTAGCGGTAAAACTATACCGCTATACAAGTTTGCGTCTATGGGGTCCGCAATGTGCTTCCCGATGGAAGCGATGGTTTTCTTTATTTCCATCGTTTCTGGCAGGATGTTACGTAGCGGGATTAAGCACCCGACTGGCCGCGAGATGAGAAGATTATCTCGCGGAATCTACGTTTATGGAGACGATTTAATCGTCCCCACAAGCGAGGCACCTTCTGTGGTCAAAGACCTCGAGGCTTTCGGTCTCAAAGTCAATGCCGCAAAATCTTTCTGGACTGGATAGTTCAGAGAGTCTTGTGGAGGAGATTTCTACGGCGGTGTCGACGTTAAACCCGTCTACTTACGTCGCGAGATCCCCTATCACAGAGCTGACGTGAAAGGCATCGTTGCTAGCGTGGATTTCGCAAACCAGCTTTATTTCGCTGGTTTGTGGAAGACCGCTCAGCTGGTAAGATCCGAAATCGAAGAGATTCTCGGTCCTATGCCATCTGTTACAACGAATGACCAGGTTCTTGGATGGAAGAGCTTCAGCAATGCTCGTTCGTTCACTGGTTGGCATGCCGATTACCAGAGACCAAAGGTCCGTGGATATATCGTGCATGCCACCAAGCGGCTAGATCCTTTACAGGATGATGCCGCGCTCCTTAAGTGTTTAGCCTTGATCGGAAACGATAATGAGGCTAACCACTTACTCACGTCCGTTAAGTCCGGCAACTTAACACTAAAACGCCGGTGGACTTAGTCAGTTTCTAAACTGACGAGCATCAGGAAGTACCTGATATAGGAGGTGCAGTGGTAACTGTTCACTCTTCGGG